ACTTTCTTCAACCATTTCATCTACATATTCAAGAGTAGAATTTCTAACTCTTATAACTTCTGTAGTTCTTCCACTTACTCTTATTTCTTTTTTCTTTGGTAATGTAAACATGTTCTTCCTCCATTTTTTATAAAAGTCTCATTGGCATAACTATATAAGTTATGTTGCAATTACTGAATTTAATAGCACTATTAGATGTACTTAAACTTATATTAAAAAATTCATTTTTTATGTATTTTAGCCATAAGTCAATGTATTTAACATTTAAGTTAAATATTATATCTAATTCATTTTTGTTATATTCAAGCAGATTGTCTAGTATTAATTTTGAGTCCTCATTTGGATAAGCTTCAACTCTTACTTTGTTATCTTTAAAAATAAAATATTTTCTTGCATCAAATTTTGTTAGTTTTAGCATTTTCCAAACTATATCTGTTGCACCTTTATTTATAAAATTAGCCTTTAAAGATGTTGTATACTCATAGCTTTCAATAACTTTTTTTATATTTAATGCTTTTTTGTTTAGAGCTTCATACTCTGTTATTTCAGTTCCTATTTGAATAGCTAATTTACCGTTATTTAATATTGCTATTGTTTCTGCTTTAAATAATTCATTTAATAAAGTTATAGAGTACAAGTTTGCCGTATCTGTCCCTTTCCTTTCTTTATTGGTATCTTCTACTGCAAACAATCTATATGTATCTGTAAACCCTATATATTTTCCAGATACTATTATTCCTTTCATAGTTTCATTTTTAGCCATTTCTTTAAACTTTAATAAATCTTTTATATCTTCCTTATCAAAAGCTAAAACAATTTTATTTCTATTCAAAGATAAATATTCTCTTATATTCATTTCTTTTCCTTTCTTAATTCGTATAATTTAGCTTTTATTTTAGCTATATTTAATCCAGTTTTGGTTAGTTCTGGAACTGAACTTATCAATCTACATTGATTAAGAATTTTTAATTCGTTTCTAGTCACACAGATTAAATTTTCTATGCTTAAATTACTTTTATCTCCGTCAGCAAATAGAATCACACAATTTTCTGGGATAGCTCCAAATTTTTGCTCATAGATCCATCTGTGTTTTCTCACCCATTTATTTGGTTTTGCTATTTTAATTAAGATATAGCCATCTTTATCCAGTCTTTCTGAGTATAGTTCCCGTGTATGCCAAGGAGAAAATCCTTTTTTAAATCCATTTGTAGGCTTCAAACCTGTTTTTATTCCTTTATTCCATGGAGTGAGCCCTTTTTTGAATCTAGTATCACTCAATTTTAACCCTCCAACATCTTAGGTAGTTTAGCTGTTGCATCCAACATGTCGTCTTTAAACTTAGCTGCTTTAAGAGCTAACTCGCCGTTACTAATAATTACAGTCGCAAGTTTTATCATAGTTTCACTTCTACTAATTTCCTTATCTAACTCTTCTTCTGAAATATCTTCTTTACTTAATTTACACATTTGCTCAAATAATTTTGTATTCAAATCGGATAATGTATTCATTCTTTTCTCTCCTTCCAGTCCATTTCTTCAGCTTCTTTCTTCTCTTTGTACAGTTTAATAGCCATACCTTTAGCACTATAATTTCTCATGCCTATCACCTTTTCTCTACTTCTCTTTTTATAAGCAGCATCTGCCTTACTCTTATCTCTCCAAAATTGCTTTTCACAAACAGCACTACAGTATTTAACTCTTTTATCTTTTACATCAGTAACATAGACATGTATTCCACAATGAGCACAAACAAACTCACGAGGGCAGTCTACGTCACTATAAAATTGATTAACTTTTATTCCCATTTATCCACATCCTTGCTATTTTCAAAAGATTAGTGTATAATTTAGATGAAATATTACCTAAATATTTTCTCTTAAACATCTGTACAACTTTGGTCGGGAGTAGCAGATGTTTTTTCTTTTTTATAACTTTCTCCAGCTAAGAAATTTAGCCAATGAGCTTTTATAATTAAGTAAGCTCCTCTTTCATTCTCTTCATTTTTCTTTTTGTAGATGCACCCAGGAACCTCATTAGCACGAATCAAAGAATAAACATCATCTCTATTTAACTCTCCGTCAGATAAGGCTACTGCTTCATCTACTGATATTTTGTAATTTGCCATAAATCCTCCTTTCAATTATTTAGTTTAATTAGTTGTTCTATTATGTTCATGCATTCGTTTTCCACAAATGCTAAATTGTTACAAGGATCACTATAAATATGATTTGTATCAAAACCTATATAATATACGCCATCATTGAATCTGTATCCGCTGTAACTTAATCCTCCGTGGCAGTCTATATTCTCTAAAACATCATAATACTCCTCATAGTAAATATGATTTTTCTTGACTTCAACATATCCATAATACCAGTTATAACGTCCATCGTCTGTGTGAGTTATTACATACTTACAACCTTTAAAATTTCCTTCTTTCATAATCTCAAAACTCATTTTTTTGCCTCCCTTTTAAAATAATTCTCCAAAATCATATAGCTCTACATATTTGTTATAGAACTTCTAGATTAAATTGATTAACCATTTTGCCTTAGATCTGATATCCTTTAATGAGTAGATTAGCCATACAGTTTTATATTTAATTACATCTTTAAAAGATGTTCTTGCAAAAGTTTCGCCTTCATTGATTTTCATTATTAGCCTCCATTTTTTGATATGATTCCATTACCACTACTACATCTTTTAATTTAGCAGTAGCAGGAAATGGTATTATTTTTATTAATCTTAAAAATTCATTTCTATGTATTCCCATTTTTCCCCTCCTTTAATATTTAATTCCTTTCTTTGTTTCTTGATTTTCTCCTAATAAAAAGATATAATTTTATAAATTATTTTTTATTGGGAGGTTTAAATTATGGATTATCTTAGATTGTTAGAAATATCTGCACCATTAATTTTTTCATATTTTATGTATTCTAAAACTCTCAAAAATGATATGAAGAAAAAACAGTTAGAATACAATATTCAATTAATGAACGAAAAACTTGATAACTTGTATATTCCTATTTACATATCGCATACAACAAATATTCTTACCAGAGAAAAATTTGTTATACTGAAGGTAGATTGTGGAGATATATCTTATTACTTTGAAACTTTTTATAATATGGATAAAATTCTTAGTAAAAATATTAAATATCTTTCAAAAGAAATCAAATCATTATTTATAGAATTTCATGCTTATATTATTAATCGGATTACAGTAGAAATTTCTGAAAATTCTAATGCAGGATTTTTAACATCTGATAAAATATATGAAACTCATTTTGATTTATTGAATAAAACTTACCTTAAAATTTATCAATCACTTATGACAGAATATAAAGATATATGCCGTAAATTAGGATTACCAGGACCAGTAGAAAATTTCGATTAAATCCTTTTTGTTTTCCTGCTAAATATGATAGTGTTCCCATTAATAAAGTAAAAAATATTAAAAATAAAATTCTTCTCATAGATCACTCTCTTTTTCTTTTTCACTTAAAGTGAAATTTTTATTTAAAAAAATATTTCATCTACTGTTTTTTTATAATAGTCAGCTATTTTTTTCTTTGTTTCATCATTTGGAATTCTATAATCATTCTCATAGTTAGAGTAAGCTGAAGGTAAAATTCCTAGTTCTTTTGCTATTTCTATTTGTCTTTTATTACCTCTAAGTTTTTTTAATTTCTCACCTATAGTCATAAAATCACCCCCTTTTTCTATTTCACTTTTTGTGAACAAACTAATGTTATCATATCTTAAAATTTTTGTCAACACTTTTCGTGAAAAAATTTTCTTGATTTTTTCCACGAATGGTGTATAATTGTTTTAAGAGGTGATATTAATGGCTGAAATTAAAGATAGAATTTTAGATCTTAGAATAGAAAATTCTTTAACACAAAGTCAAATGGCTAAACTTTTTGATGTTGGAATAAGTACTATTAGTATGTGGGAACAAGGTCAAAGAATTCCTAGACCAAATACTTTACAAGAAATATGTGATTATTTTAATGTCGATATGGACTACTTAATGGGAAGAAGTGATATTAAAAATAGATACCAAGCTGGTTTAAAATATGACTGGGAAAATAAAAAAGAAGAAAAATCAAATTTGAATATAGATACTATAAATACTGACTATATAATGATACCTTTATATGAAAGCATTTCAGCAGGATATGGAGCTAGTAATTCTGAATTTATAGAAATGATTCCAGTTTTTGGATTAAAGAAAAATGGAACAACATATTTTGCTGTAAAAGTTGAAGGAGATAGTATGGAGCCTAAAATACCAAATGGCTCTACTATCATAATAAAAAAGGATATACAAATTGAAAGTGGAGAAATAGGTGCATTTAATCTAAATGATGAAAATTTTGTTAAACAAAAAAAAGTAGTAAAAGACAGATTAATTCTACATTCATTTAATTTAGCTTATGATGATAAGGTTGTGAATGAATTTGATGATTTTGTAGAATATGGTAAAGTTGTTAAAGTTATGATTGATTTATAAAAATTAAAAAAAGGGGAGATGTATTTATGGATTTAAAAGACAATATTGAAGAATTATCTAAGAAAATTGAAAAGTACAAAGACAGAGTAACTAATGAAGAAATGACTAAAACTGTCTTCGTTTTACCTTTCTTTGATATGTTAGGTTATGATACTAGAAATCCTTTTGAATTTCATGCAGAATTTACAGCAGATATTGCAGATGCAAAAGGTGAAAAAGTTGATTATGCAATTTTAATTGATGATGTTCCAAGAATATTAGTTGAATGTAAAGATTGTAATAACACACTTGAAAATTGTGATAAACAATTAACTCGTTATTTCAATGTTACACCAGCTAAAATTGGAGTTTTAACAAATGGTATTGTTTATAAATTTTATACTGATTTAGAAAAGCCTAATATGATGGATGAAAAACCATTTTTAGAAATAAATCTTTTAAAAATTAAAGATTATCAAATAAACGAACTAAAAAAATTTGCTAGAAATACATTTGATTTAGATAATATTTTAAATAGTGCTGAGGAACTAAAATATTCAAATGCTATTAAAAAACTTTTAAAATCTGAGTTTGATAATCCAACTGAAAACTTTATATCTTATATTTTAAATGAAATATATGGTGGCGTTAAAACTCAAAAAGTAAAAGATAGATTTACTAATACTATTAAAAAATCCATAAATGAATTTTTAAATGATATTGTTAGAAGTAAATTAGAGGGAGCTTTGGAAGTGAATAAAGCTGTTGAAAAGCAAATTGAGGCTCCTCAAGAAATGATTGAAGAAATAACAGAAGTTGAAGCTGGTCCTATAACTACTGATGAAGAATTACAAGGTTTTTCAGTAGTAAAAGCATTATTATATGGAACAATAGAACTTGACAGAATAACATATAGAGATACTTTAAATTATTTTTCTGTAACTATTGATGATAAGGTTACAAAATGGATTTGTAGATTATATTTCAATGGTTCTACTAAATTTATTAGATTTCCTGAAATTGATGAAGAAGGAAATAAAACTGATAGAGGTCCTAAAATTCCAATAAATTCTATAAATGATTTATATAATTTTAAAGACAAACTAATTGAATCTGTTAAAATGTATGATTAATATATTATAAAAATAAAAGCCCCACAAGGTGCTGGTAACACCTAGCAGGGTTTTAAGAGTGTGATACTCTTCAATTAAAGTCAATTAGATTATATCACACTCATTTTTATTATGCAAATAAAGGAGTGTGATTTTTTATGAGAGCAGCAAATGGAATGGGTACTGTTTCAAAACTTTCAGGAAAGAGAAGAAAGCCATGGCTTTTGAGAGATAATAAAAGATTTAATGAAGAAACAGATTAAGAATCAGGTAAAGAAATATGTAGTTGCCTTTCTCTTGTCGAATCTTACAACTATTCTACCTATTATCTTGATTTTGATACTTGTTATGGGTGCTGTGGTTGCTGGTAGTTCAGGTTCATCAGATTCTACAACTGGGAAAAGAACACGTTTAACAGCGCAAGAAGTAGCACAAAAAGCGAATATCTCTGTTGAAAGAGCAGAAGATGTGATTAAGATTCTAAACTGGCAATTATCCAAAGAAAAATTCACTTTAGAGGGTGCTAGTGGTTCTCTTGCAAATGCTGAAAGAGAAAGTGGATTTGATCCTAAACTAACGAATCCTTCAGGTGGAGTTGCTGGATATTTCCAATGGTCAGGTTGGGATAATACTATCAATGGTGATAGATGGAGAAATGCAAGTTCTCGTACTTTGGATAGTACAGTAGAGCTAGAACTAATGAGCTATGAATTAAATCATGGCTATAAAAAAGTCAAAGATTATATGCAAAAGGCAACTGATCCTTTTGAAAGTGCCAAGTATTGGTCTGAACATTATGAAGGTGTATTGTTATCAGACGGTCAAACAAAACTAGAGAAGCTGGAAAAGGACAGTAAGAAGTGGTATGAAGTCTTTAAAGGTACGATTGAATCAGATGGTTCATCAAGTAGCAATTCAATAGCAGGTAGCGTAGATGTTCCATTTGGTCAGGTTTCGACTGAATTACCTAGTGGATTTTCGATTGATAAGGAAATAAATCAAGCTGGGTATATCACTCAATCTTATCCTTATGGTCAATGTACTTGGTATGTTTTCAATCGTGCAAAAGAATTTGGAATAAACTTTGATCCGTATATGGGAAATGGTCAGGATTGGGCACACAAGGATGGATATGAGGTGACAAATACACCGACTAAACATTCTGCTGTTTCGTTTCAAGGAGGACAAGCAGGTAGTCATGCAACCTATGGTCATGTTGCCTTTGTCGAGGATGTTAAA